CTACTCGGCACGCTCGGGACAAGCAAGCGTGAGCCTTACCCGACGCGGCAGCGCGGTGGAGGCGACGGCGCAGTGCGACTCGCTGGAGCGCGTGGCGACTCTCTATGAGGAGCTCTTCTGGGAAGCTGGGGCGACGGCCGACAGCCTTCGTCAGGCCCTGGAGGAGCAGTCTCAAATGGTGGAGAAACGACGGTCGAACACCGTTCGACCTGTGATTATAGCTTTTATTATCGGCTTCGGTGCCGGTGGATTATTAACTTTTTATTTGATTAAGAGATATGGCAGAAACAGCAAATGACGGTGTACTCGAAGGCATTGACCTCATCCTGAGCGTTGGTGGCAAGGCGCTGGGCTACAGCACTGGCTGTAAGGTCAGCACATCGACAGAGACCGGTGAGCGCATCACTAAGGAGGCGACCAGCGGTAAGTGGAAGGACAAGTATGCGAAGAGCTTCTCTGAGTCTATTTCGGTTGACGGTCTCGTCTTGAAGGATCCAGACTCCGAGAAACCGACCTACGAGGAGCTGAAGGCTATGCAGCTTTCCGGTGAACCTATCGAGGCTCAGTACTCCATTCGCGAGGGCTCTACTCGCGAGGGCAAGACAGCCGGAGGTTACAAGGGCAAGTATATCATCACCAGCCTCGAGCTTGACGCTCAGGCAGGCGAAGACGCTAAGTACAGCGCAACACTGGAGAACAGTGGCGCCGTGACTAAGGTGACAGATGATGCCGCATAAGGCACACATACACACACTGAATAAGATAGTCTTGTAGGCGGTGCAGACGTGCCGCCACAAGCTATTCTGATAAACAATCAATAGAGAGAGAGTTCCATTATGAAAAAGATAACAATCAGCATCAACGGCAAGGATTATCCTTGCTACATGACGATGGGTGCCATCGTCTACTTCAAGCGACTTTCAGGTAAGGACATAAGTAAACTTATCGAGGGTGATCTGGAAGATAACCTTATGATGATTTATTGTGTGCTGAAGGCTGCAAGCAAAGCTGAGGGAGTGCCGTTCGACACGGACTTCCCGACCTATGAGGACTTCATTGTGGCTATCACTCCTGACGAAATGGCCGGGATGAGGACTCTGGTGGAGGCTCAGCTGACGAGTCAGGCGGCTGATGTCGATGACTCAAAAAAAAAGAGGGCGAAGAAGTAGAGACTGACATCGACACGTTGACAGGCATAGCGATGGGGTGTATTGGGATGAGTATGACAGACTTTTGCCGATGCACCCCTTCGCAGTTTAGGGCGATTTATCGGTCGTGGTCGGAGCGGCAGCGCGACGACCTTCGCCAGCAGTGGGAGCAGAGCCGCATGATGTGTATGTGCATGCTGCAGCCCTACTCGAAGAGCAAGCTGAAGCCGAGAGACGTGATGCAGTTCCCGTGGGATGAGACTCCGGCGAAGGCTAAGACGAAGAGCCGACCGAAGGAGGAACTGAGCGAGGAGGAGAGAATGGAAAGGTATAGAAAAGCTGCAAAAAGATATGGATATGAAAGCATCGGAAAAGGTAGTAAGTAAGATTAAGGAGGTTGAGGGTCTGAGGCTGGAGGCTTACAAGTGTTCGGCCGACAAGCTGACGATTGGCTACGGCCATACGAGCGGGGTGAAGGCTGGGCAGCGCTGCACGAAGGCGCAGGCTGAACAGTGGCTGAAGGATGATTTAGCGGTGGTTGAGCGCCAGTTGAACGCTCTTCATCTGACGCTGAGTCAGAACCAGTTCGACGCTCTGGTGGACTTTACGTTCAATATCCGATGGTCGAGCTTCACATCAAGCACGCTGCTGAGGAAGATTCGCCAGAAGGCTCCGACGGTGGAGATCCAGGCAGAGTTCCGCCGCTGGGTGTGGTACACCGACAAGAACGGCGTGCAGCACAAGTCCTCCGGGCTGGTCAGCCGCAGGGAGTGGGAGTCTGAGCTGTGGGGGGAGGGCTAGCGATTGCGACGCTTGCCTCTGCAATGATCTTCAATGTTTTTGCAGATGTTTCTCGCAACGAACCACCAAAGTATCGGGAACCCGTAAATGAATAACACGAGCAACCATGGGTGATTCAAAACAAATTCATTAAAATGTACCATAACATTGTAACTTTTGCCACAAATATAAGAAAATAAACGATATACGCAATGGATAAGACTGTTAAATTTAAAGTTGAATTCGAGAGCAACGGCCAAAAAGTGTTCGGAGATGTGACCATGGACGTCAATGAGCTGACTGAGACCATCGGCAAAATGGTCAAGGAGATAAAGAATGCGTCTGGCAGTTTTGAAGAATTTGCCACGACAGCGATGGCTCTTAGCTCCGTTAATTCAATCCTGGATGGGCTCAGCCAGGCCGTCTCTCAGCTCGGTGCCAACTACGCCAGCTTCGACAAGGGCATGCGTGCCGTCAACACCATGGCGGGACTCAACGCATCGGAGCTGAAGGCTCTGACCGGACAGGTTGCCGAACTCAGCAAGACGGTCCCTATTGCGAGAGATGAACTGGCTAACGGTCTGTATCAGGTAATCTCAAACGGTGTGCCGCAGGACAACTGGATAGAGTTCCTGCAGCAGTCATCGCGCGCTGCCGTGGGTGGTATCGCCGACCTTGGTCAGACGGTGACCGTTACCTCCACCATTCTGAAGAACTACGGACTGGCATGGAGCGAGGCGGGAAACATTCAGGATAAGATTCAGACGACAGCGAAACTTGGTGTAACGAGCTTTGAGCAACTGGCTGCAGCACTGCCTCGTGTGACAGGTACCGCCGCCACTCTGGGCGTGTCGATTGACGACCTTATGGCAACCTTCGCCACACTGACTGGCGTAACCGGTAACACAGCCGAAGTCAGCACACAGCTTGCTGCAGTATTCACCGCACTGGTGAAGCCGAGCAGCGAGGCGACGACAATGGCTCAGCAGATGGGCATTCAGTTTGATGCAGCCGCAGTGAAGGCTGCAGGAGGTTTCCGTAACTTCCTTACTCAGATAGATGCGGACATAAAGAGTTATGCTTCCGCCCACGGCATGCTGGACCAGGAAATTTACGGTAAGCTGTTCGGGTCTGCCGAGAGCCTCCGTGCGCTCATCGCCCTCAACGGTGAGCTGAGCGACAAGTTCGGGCAAAACATCGACGCAATGGCTGACAGTGCCGGAACCATCGACGCAGCATTCGAACAGAACGCTGGCAGCGCCGATGCGATGAATCAGAAGTTAGAGAATATGATGGCTACCTGGACTGACTGGGCTGGCAGTGTGGCAGCGGCAATAGCTCCGTATGTAAAGTGGGCAGCTACTACAGTGACTGCCATCAACGGATGTCTGACTCTGACAAAAACCATAAGGACGCTTGTGGCTGCCTACCGTGCGAAGCAAGCGGCAGATATAGCAAGTGCAGCAAGCAGTAAGGCGGTCGCAGCTGCTGAGGGCGCAGAAGCTGTGGCGGCAGGTGCTGCAACAGTGGCAACAAAGAAACTGACCATAGCGCTCATCGGTATGGGTGCTGCTGCAACATTTGGCCTTTCTGCTATAATTTCCTTGGTGGCTATGGGGCTTGCCAAACTTATCCAAACGGAGGATGGAGCCATACTTGAAACCGACAATCTAATAGATGCCAACGAGGCGTTTAAAGATTCTGCAGCAAGAGCACGCTCTGCTATGGAACAGGAGATTGGCAAACTGAAAAACCTTATAGACACAAAAGCAGATGCGACGGAGGCCGTGAAGCAACTGAATGCACAATACGGAGATATATTCGGAACATATAATACAGCTGCAGAATGGTATGATACGCTGATAAAGAAGAGCAAGGATTACTGTGACCAGCTTGCCTATGAGGCACAATATAAAGCTATCGCAGACAAGAAGGGGAAACTGCTTAACCAGCTGGCGGAGGCTCAACGAGAAAAGGCTGACGTAATAAACTCTGCAAAGAGCCAAGAACGAATGACCTTCACAGAGACGAATAAATACACTGGTCAGAAAACTGTCATGTCTGCTCCGAGAGATTTGGACCTCAAAGGTTACACAAAATCGCGTGGCAAGGAAATTGACATTCTCCACCAGATAGAGGAGCTTGATAAGGATTTTGCCAATGCAATGGGTAATTATAATGCTGCAAAGAATCGCCTGAACAGCAAGCAAACGACTGTCAAATGGCAAGATCAGAGTTATAACGACCTCGCCAAGACTATCGAGCAACAGAGAACTAAAGTCGGCAGCTATGCCGGACTGACTGACGCTGACAGCAAGAAGCAGGCGGCGCAGGAGGCTGCAACGCTGACGCAGATGCAGGAACGTTATAAGGCGCTCGGCAAGAAGTATGGCCTGGCCGACAAGACAGGCAGCAACGAATACGACGGAAAGAAACTCATAAAGGACGCCCAGAGCTACAAGGAGCTGGGCAACAACGTGAAATATTATCAGACTCAGCTCGAAAAGGTGAAGAACATCGAGAGCGAGGAGGGTAAAGCGAAGGCTGCAGAGCTGAACGCCAAGCTGAACGAGACCCTGAAGCAGCAGAACAAGGTGAAAATAGAGATGGAGGCTGCCGGTCTACCTGCTGAGCTGAAGACACTGGACGACTTCAACAAGAAGCTGGCATGGCTTGAGGAGGTCAGGAAGGTCTCTACCGACGTGGAGCTGCCCGGCATCGACAAAGCCATCAAGGAAACGCAAGA